GGAACTCAGGGAAATACTATACAATTGATAGATTGGGCAATTTATGGTATTGATTATAGTTACATTTTCGGAAGCCAAGTGGCTAATGTTGACAAAGTCGAAAAGGTAACGTTGGCCTCAGTTTCAGGTCAAGATTTAGGTTTAACACTATCACATACCGTCCATGAATCTAACACAGGAAAATCTGAAACACATGGATATAAAATTGGAGGCATATATAGCGGAATTCAATCACAAGTAGAAAAAATGCAATTTTCTACTGAAACGTTATCTGGTCTGATCTCTACTCTTAATAACGACGTAGGCGTAGGTGACAGTTGGGTTACAATAACTGAAGCATATTCAATGGGTAATTTTGTTGATGCTTCATATGTCTCATATATTAACAAATATACGTATCAAACAGAAACGGATGTAAATATTGTTGCGACATTAAATTCAGGAGACGGTAATTATGGTTCAGCCGTGCAAAATGAGACTACTGGGTGGTATTGGGATTCAGGCGTGTCTGGTCTGCAAAAAATGACATTTTCAAATGAAAATAGTGTAGCTACTGTCGCAAATATAACAGCAACTCAAAGAAATGGATCAAGTTCAGATGCGGTAAATGGTCAAGGATATTATTTTGGTGGTTTTAGTTGGGGTAGAAGTGTAACTAAATTTCAGTTTGCGAATGAATCTACTCAAGCAAATCCACTAACTTTAGCCGACGATAGCAATAATTGGGAAGATAATATTGGCGGAGAAAGCGAAACCACTGGATTCATATTTGGAGGAGATAGCGGAGGAGGTACAGAATATAACAGAATACGTCAATGGAATTTTGCTTCAAGTGGGGAAAGCGAAGGAACTGTTGGTACATTAAGTAGGGGTGCAAGTAATACCTGTCAAGTTTCTAAATAAATATACTCATGAATAATTCACGCCAACGATATTTATAATCATGCCTACATATATTACATTTACTACGCCTCCAGCGCCTCCAGCACAAACAGATAAATTCGATTATGAATTTGGTTCAAATCCTTTAGTTACAACGAATCCTCCGCAAGTTGGAGATTCTTGGGTAAACACTGCAACTGGAGAAATCTTTATCTGTATTGATGCTACTACTGATGATAATGTCTGGAAAGGAACTCAAGGGAATACTATAAGGGGATGGGTTATCTATGGCGCAATATCGGCAGTTATAGCTGGGGGTGAAATTTCTAATGGTGTTGGAACGACTACAGTTCAACAATATACATTTTCATCTAAAACTAATAATACGAGTATTAATTCGTTGTCCTCTGCAACAGTACAATCATGGTGTGCTAAAAATAGCACCGAAGGGTTCTTTGGTAATATTGGTGCAGGAGACGCCCAAGTTGCATCGACAGTTCAAAAATTCAATTTAGTAAACCCTGAATTACCATATACTAATGCCACGGCCTTAACGAATGGATTTAATGCTTGTGCTGGATTATTAAATGAGACTCATTTATATGCGTGTGGAGGTTTTGTAAATGGAGTAGATGGTAATAGTTCAAATATCGCAAAATGGTCAACGGCTGGAAATGCTGTTGAATCAATAATCCCTGCAACTTTGACTACTACTCCAGGTATAACTTATGCTAGTTCTGGAACTTCAACGGAAACTGACGGATATATTAACTGCGGCAATACTACAGTTATGAATAAGTTTCAATTTTCTAATGAAACGATTTCATTATTAACCGCAGTAGTTCCAGAAAATCTTTATAATATGGCGGCAACGACTCAAGGCGCACAGAGTGAAACGCACGGGTATCTATGGGCAGGTCTCAATTCGACTAGTTGTTATAAACATTCTTTCACATCTGACGACATGTCAGCACAATTATTTAACAATGGCAATTACGGAAGATCGCATTGCGCATTAAATGGAACAGTTTCTGGTATTAAAATTGGTGGAGGTGGACCAAATGGCGGAGGCGATCCTAATAGACATAACCAAATTCATGAAATGATTTATGCATCAGATACGACAGCTATAGACGTTGCAGATCTTTCGAACACTATGAATGCCGCAGCTGTCGTTTCAATATAAATATACTCATGAATAATTCATTACAAATAATAGATAAAAATTTCTCACAGTTATCAATTTCTGAAAGGGCCTCATTTGGTGAAGTCTCTTTCAAAGAGAATTGGGAATCTGCTGAATTAGCGATTTCTAATATCAATAACGACTTAGATAAAGTCTTTGATAGATCGCATTCACAATTCACGTGGAAGCAATTGAATCTTTCGCATCATTCTGACATGAAGAATATTCGCCAGATCTCTGCTGAAATTACATCAAAGAAATCTGCTCTTGATAACGCTAAATTTAACATTCTCAAAAAAGAAGCAGAGTTAGAAATTAAATTAGAAGCGTTAGAAGAAGAAACGTCTCCAGCTAAAAGAAAATTATTGCAGATTGAGATAGAAGAAATTCGTCATAATAATATAGGTAATATTAAATACGTAGAAGGTGCTTTAAAAGACGTTTTGACTTTAAAAGAAGCATATGAATCTCTTATGAAAAAACATGGAGATTTTGATGAAGCGAAATTTGAAGAAGAAGAGGTCAAGTCTCATTTAAAAAGAAGCTTTGCTCAATGTTTAAGAGACCTAAGACAGAGTGGACAATATCAAATGATGAAGAATCAGGACGGAGAAGTTCAGGGTTCATTCATGGGAGGTATTATTTCTAAAGGAGAACAAGAATATTTAGAACAAATGGGTGTCAATGTGTCAAAGGCTCTTATGGACATGAGAATGTATCTTAAACAAGAAATGGAAACAGACGATCATTCTACTGCTTTGTTATTTGATTTTCTTGATCAGGTGGCAAATAAATATTCCCCTTGTTCCGATGTTGCTTTAAAATTGCGAGGTTTAGAATCTGGATTTAACAAGTCGTTATTATATTTAAGAAACAACGATGAATAACTTTAACCTTCATCAATGATACTAAAATATTTTTTTATAATATTTATATCATATGGGCAAAGGTAAAGATAATGCTAGGTTTGGAAGTTATGTTCCGGTTCCACCGATAGGTAGCGCCGGTCAAGCTTTAGTAGTCAACAGCGGTGCTACCGGACTTGAATTCGCTGACGTAAGCGGTTCGGTTGGTGGGAGTGGTGAAGCTTTAAAAGAGACGATCACATACACCAACAGCTTTTCCGCATTGGATGTAATTTATCGTTCAGGATCACTTTACAGTCGGTCTCGTGCTGACGTAGTTTCAACCGCAGAAGTTTTAGGAGTCATTGAAAGTAGAACATCTACAACAATGGATGTAGTTTACAGCGGTAAGCTAACTGTTACTTCTCATGGACTCGGTGGAAACGGAGAAATACTTTATTTAAGCTCTGCTAGTTATGGAGCTATGGTAACTGCTGAACCTTCAACTGGTGTAAGTAAACCAGTTGGAGTAATTTTAGATAGTGATAGTATTGTGGTGATTCCACATCGTGGTGCTTTAGTAGATGGATCAGGAATCAGTTGGATTTTCCCTGAGAGTAACCATAACGGTGACGGAACAACTACAGCGTTTGACCATAGTGCTTTGATTGGTGCTGAAAGTTCAATTCTTGTAACCATTGATGGTCTGGATCAACCAGTGACATCATTCAATGTTGGAAACAACGGAGCAGGTGATAGAGTTAGAGTGACTTTTACATCAGCGCCTTATAGTGGTTCAAATGTAAGTATACATTCATTAGGCGTTCCATATAACACACCAACAGCAACAGGTGAAGAACCATGGACAATCATCACAAGTAACACCAGCGGAAGTGCTGGAAGTTATTATATGCTTGGAAGTGGAAGTGCTTACACATTAAGCTTGCCATCTTCTCCAAGCGACAACGACTATGTTTATGTAAGCCAAGGCGCAGGAGATTTATCAGTGGTTAATGTAACCGTTGATGGTGGACCAAAAAACATTTCAGATAACATTTCAGCAGATTCATCAACGGATGTATTAAATACAAATTTCGCTGGAAGAATTGCATATACATTCAAATCAACTTTAGACAAATGGAAGGTAACTTAATATGCCAAGTTTAACAACAAGATCAGGTGGATCGCTTGAAAGCAAACCTCTATTACACGTTCAATCAGTTCATGATTCAGGTGTCGCTGGTGGTTGGTCAGACGTTAACGCTTTCACTATAGGAGATATTAATAGACTGATTCTTAATGAAATAGCAGGAGCATCTCTGACATGTGTTGATGGAGGGGATTCTACATTAGTTTTAACTACTCCAGGTACTGGTAAAACTTCTGCACCTATTAACAATCCAGCAAATGGTACACATTTAGACTTATGTCATATAACTCTTCCAGTAGGAACATATGTGTTAGATAGAACTGCAGGTTATCATAGCGCAGAACAAGGAGAGACTCAATGGTATAATAAAAGTGATACTGTTTCTGAATATTCTATTCTCAGTTTTTCCGACCACATAAATTATTACCGACCATTCGTTACTAAATTTAAGGTAGTAGGGTCTTCGAAGAATTTCTATATGAGGAAAATTTATCATACAACTCACCCTAAATTAGTGAGCGACTGGGGACATGCTTATACATTTAATGCAGGTGGTCAGACGATTCACGACGATTTTAAAATTTACAAAATAGGATAATATGAGCATAATACCAACAGCTTTAGGAGGCGGACAACGTCTAGATCAATTAATGATGGCAACCGATGTATTTGATACACCGGGAACAAGTTCATGGATTCATCCATCGCCGGGAACAGCATTAGAAGTTCAAGTAGTCTTGGTGGGTGGTGCAGGTGGAGGAACGACTGGCGCTGGCTCAGCCGCAGGAAACGGAACTCCTTCAATTTGGGATCACGGCGGTTCTCCCGTAACGGCAAACGGTGGAACGGGAGCACCCAACGGAACATCCGCTGGAACAGGATTCATTGACGGTACTGAATATGATGCAGGGACAGTCGGTGATCATGGACGGGTTTCTATAATGGGTGGTTTATATGGAAACGCAGGTCACAATTTAACATATAACAGTTCTGTTGGTATAGGGGGTTCTGGATACGTAAACCAATTTAGAACAACTGTAACAAATAATGTGAATATAATAACGGGTCAGTCTGGATCGGCTGGATCTTCTGAGATTTCAGATTCCCAAGCCGGTGCTGTAATAGTTTCATACGCAAAAGCCGCTGTAGGAATACCTGCTCCCGTTCAAAAAGAATTTGTAGAAGAATGGTTGGATTACGATTCAACTGTAAGTGGATCAGGAACATGGAGTCACCCAAGACCGGGTCAAGCAATTACAATGACTGTTATAGCCGTTGGTGGTGCTGGTGGAAATGCTTCATCTACAGCAACAGGAGTCGCATCAAGTGGGTCGGCATCTACATTTGACTCAGTGACAGCGGCTGGTGGAAATCCCGGTAGTAATGCAGGCAGCGGTGCGAATCCAGTTACAAATGGATTAGGTGGTTCTGTTATCAATGGGTCTAGTGGTGGTCCAGGTCATTTAGGATTTGGGAGATTGGGAGCAATTACAGTCGGAACGTTTGACGGTGCGGTAGGATACACAGGAGGAACTGGCGCAGTTGAATATAAACGAATCACTGTAACATCCGATGTAAATTACACAATCGGATCGGGTGGTGCTGGTGTTAATGGAACGGTTGGTTCTGGAAACCACGGCGGAATCATTCTAAAATACTCGTATTAAATTTTAAAAGGATAAATTATGTCATTACAGAAATTAGGAACACAATTAATCAAGTCTCAACCTACTATACAGGTTCAAAACGTAAAAAGTGGGGCATTAACCGGTGGAGGATTTAGAGATCAAACAGTTGAAACTTCCCCAGACTTAACGTTCGTTTCATTCAATAACATTTCAGGTGCTTCTTTGTATGTAAGCGGATCAACGTCATCTACATCAGGAACATTTCCGGATGCTTCCAAAACTGGATCAATTGTAAATAATCCAGACGGATCAACTCATAGACACGTATGTTATGTTACATTACCGGCTGGTGAATATTATGCAGAATTTAACATGAGTTCTCAAGCAAGTGGAACGGAAACCGTGGGGTTATACAATTTAACCAATTCGTCTTGGATTTCATATCCATCTACTGTCATGACTGATGCTGGAACTGGAATACTAAATGCTAGATTTACACTGGGATCTACATCAAACATTGAATTGCGAGCACCGTCTCACTACAACACTCCGACTATTACCGATCTGGGAAATCTTGTTGTTCAGACAGCGTCAAGCACAGGATTAGTATCCGAAGCAAATTTACACATTTACAAATTAGACTAACGTGACCAGAAAAGACGATAGTAAAATGGGGTGGGGTTTACAAACAGACCTCAATATCAACTTAGACAGTGATTTAAACGGTCAAGGATTAAGTGAAACTCTGAAATTTAGTTGTTGTAAAAACGTAATAGTTGAAGGTAACAATCATAAAGTAATCGGTGGTATAGAAGATTGTCTTGATATAGTCCGTGGGTGTAATTACACATTCAGAAACATACACTTTATTACCGATGGAACTAAACAACACGTTACAGCGAAAAGTGGATTACAAAATGTTGTGTTTGAGAATTGTACTTTCAGCGGAAAACCAAAAACTGCATGTGTAGTAATGGGACAATATTCTGATTATAACATTTTAAAAATGCCAAAGACTCAACACTTTCTTTTTAAGAATTGTAAGTTTGAGTATAAAAAACAAGCGATTCAACTTTGGTTTGCTGATAATGTTGTATTGGAAAATACGGATGCCAAAATAAATAAGATTCCTGGTATCGTTGTTTGGACCTACTTCACTTTCAGAAAAATACAAGACAAAATGAAATATGGTAGATTTGGCAGAGGTGGTCAAACGCCCGAAGGTATTGAGAATGTAAAAAGAAATTGTTGTTTATAGTTTTAGTATTTTACTATATGTGGTGGTTGATTCGTATAATGTTTTAAACTTTTCGCTGTATCTTATAAATTTACATCCTGTTGATTTTATTAGATTTTTTTGACGTTCAAAATCTTTTTTCTTTTTTCCCAATCGCTCATGATGCGGTTCATCATATTCAAAAATTACATTATTTTTCTTATCATATCCGTCAACTCTATAACCACAAAGAGTTACCTCTCCACCATTCAATCCATGTTGGAAATTATAACTTAGACGTTCAGATATGGAATCAATAAACTTACACGCATCCGGATTGACATTCCCATTCCAACCTTTTTTCTGTATACGCTTTAATATGCCTATTCTCATCTTCTTCTTTGCTTCCTCTGAGTGTTTGATTGGTTTACGGTTTTTTTGTTTTTCTATCATTTGAGGTGTTACGTGCTTTGAATAATCCCATTTTTCACTCATTATTTTTTTTGACTCGTCGGTGTGTTTTTTTCCGTAGAATCCATTTTTTTCACCTGAACATGCTTCTGATAGTTTCTTCCGAGTTTCCATTGATGGTATTTTCCCTCTATTTTTATCACCAATCCGTTTCTTGGCCTCTTCGCTCAATTTTCTTCCGGTGTTTGCTTTTGATGCAATATGTGCCATGGATTTTCCCGCACATTTATAACACATAGGCTTCGCTTTCAAAGCACGTTCCCATGAACGTTTATTAATATATGTTTTCACAGAACCACACACATTACAATTCAATTCAAAGTTACCGATATCTTCAACTCTCGTTGTTTTGCTTTTTCTCATAATACCTTTCTAAATTTTTACGTTTTAACTTTTCCTGATTTCTCCAGTAATACGACATTTGACGCTTTTTTCTAGCTTCAACCCGTTCTTCTTCTGTTTTGTATTTTTTCTTTCTACCCATAAACATAAATATAACAAAAATGTAGAAAAAAAGTATAAAAAGTATTTTTAAGTTGATTTTTATTCCGAGTAGTGTATAATAAAAAATTATGAATTACGAAAAACTTATTTTTAAATACTCAGAAGATGAAATTGAAAAGAAATACGATAAATTTATCCAAATGATCAAGGATGAATTTGACGGTGAAAGACAAGAAGGGTTACTGGAATTATACTCCACTGAACCGTATAAAACACAATTGAAGGTGGCTCCTGCTAGTAGTATAGCATACTTTCATAATTGTTATGTATCGGGATACATTGATCACATTTTCAATGTAGTAGATAACTCCAAAGCAATGTACAGCTTCTATAAAAACAAAGGTGGGACAATTGACTTTGAGTTAGAGGAACTTGTATTTGCAGCGATGCATCACGATCTGGGAAAACTCGGGGATTCTACGGGGGCGTATTACGAACTCAATGATTCCGATTGGCATATCAAGAATCAACAGGCATTCTTCAAATCCAATCCGGATATACAACGAATGGATCCTGGTACAAGGGCATTCTATATTTTATCACAAGCACAAATTAAAATGTCATGGAAAGAGATATTGGGCATTCGTCTTGCTGATGGATTGTATGAAGAATCAAACAAAGATTTTTTAAAGGCGGGTCCTGCTGAGAAAAATCAACTCAAAACTAATCTTCCTAAAATTCTTCATGTTGCAGATTATATGTCAGCCAATTTAGAACGTGATGAATATTACGCAACGGTGAATGAAACCGACCAACAGACAAAAGCTTCAATGAAGAAGTTGATGGGCAAATAAAGTCATTCATTTTACTTCACGGGTGCCTACAAAGCATCCGTTTTTTAATGTCCACTTATATTTATCAATATGAATATGCTTAAATATTTAGTTGGTTTCGCAGCAATTTTAGTTGCTGGTTGTGCGGCTTTTTTCTCAGTAAAAGGAATCGCCACTTTATTCTCAGGTGCATTTATTGCAGCTTTAATCATGGCTGGTGCTCTTGAATTTGGAAAACTTGTTGCGGTCTCATACCTCCATAGAGAGTGGATTCACTGTACAAAATTTCTGAAAACATATTTAACAACTGCTGTATTGGTGTTGATGTTAATTACATCATTGGGAATTTTTGGATTTTTATCCTCGGCGTATCAGGATTCCGCCTTGAAACATGATATACACATCAGTAAGATAGAGGCAATTGAGAATAGAAAAGACATGGTAGTGACCGAGATAACATCAGTGAATTCACGAATACGGTCTCTTACGGAAGCAAGACAAGGTCAAGAAGAACGATTGAATACAATCACCGATCAGATTGGAAAGACGATGACAGCTAAGAGTGCTGGACAATTACAAGAAAGCACACAAAAGTTGATTGAACAATCATCTGCCGATTTGTCATCCGCGCAGAAAAAGTTGGATGAATTATCAACAAAACGAATTGAAATTGAAGAAGAAATCATGAATCAAAAAGTGAATAACGAAGGTTCAAAAGATATTCAAACGTTTGAATTTGTGGCGGCTGAACTTAATATGACATTGGATTCCGTTGCGAAATGGTTTATTGTGA